CGATGCGCTAAAGATGAAGGCACAACAGGCGAGCAGGCGAGCGGGCACGCAAAATGCTTAACGTACTGAGTAACCTCCAGCTAGAGAAGCTCACTCCCCAGGACTCTTCGCTTGACGGGGAAGGGCCTGACGCGCTTCCTGAGCTGGCACTTAGTGGGGTGGCTGGCTACATCACGAAGTGCTGGGAAGCGGCACGTACTACGAAGCAGACGCTTGTAAAGAACAGGCTGCTCGAAGCTCAACGTATGCGTCGAGGAGAGTATGACCCGCAGAAACTTGCAGAGATACAGAAGATAGGCGGATCGGAGGAATACGGGCGTATCGTCAGTAACAAGTGCCGCATCGCTGAAGCTTGGTTGAGGGATGTTTACTTGGGGCAAGCAGAGCCGCCGTGGGCGCTTGATCCCACTCCTGTGCCGGCGCTCACTCCAGATCACATGGCTGAGGTATACCAGCAGCTGCAGGCTGAAATTCTCGATGTTGTTGGCCGCTTTGGCGCATCTCCTCCTGAAGATATCTTGATAGCGCGTAAGAATGAGCTAGCTGATGCTGTGCGTATGCGCATACGGGATCAGGCTAAGGACGCTGTTGAGCGAATGGCTGCTAAGATGGAAGATCAGCTTGTACAAGGCGGATTCCGCCCGGAGTGGGCTGATTTTCTAAACGATGTAGTTACGTACCCAGCGGCCCATTTTAAGGGGCCGGTTTATAAGAAGTGTACGCAGCTTGAGTGGAAGCGGAAAGGAGGCCGGTGGGCTCCTAAAGCAGCGTTTGAAGTTGTGCCGACGTGGTATCGCATGGACCCTTTTCGTGTTTATCCCTCTCCTGGGGCTGTTACTCCCCAAGATGGGTATTTCATAGAACATATAACACTGCAACGAAACGATCTTTACGATATGATCGGCGCTGCAGGGTATAGCGAGAAAGAGATACGCGCGGTACTTGAAGAAGCCGAGTGTTCGGGGCTAACTAACTGGTTGGGCCTTACCGATTCTGACCAAAACGATATCGAGCGTGGAGATACGAACTACTACTTATCTCCGCAAGCTGAGATAGACGCACTTGAGTTCAATGGGCCGATACAAGGCAATTACCTCTTAGACTGGGGCATGCCCAAACGTTTTGTTCCTGATGACGATAAAGACTACGAGGTAACGGCGTGGCTGATTGGGCGGCATGTTGTAAAGATACAGATCAACCCTGATCCTCTTGGGCGTAGGCCGATTTACAAAGAGTGTTGGGAAGAAGTGCCTGGCGAGTACTGGGGGCAAGGATTGCCGGATGGGCTTAGAGATATCAATGGGATATGTAACGCGGCGATCCGCTCGCTTGTAAACAACATGGCGATGGCGAGTGGCCCGCAGGTAGCTGTTAACACAAGCAGGCTGCCGCCTGGTGTCGATATTGAATCTATTACGCCGTGGAAGCTTTGGCAGTTTATTTCGAATGAGTATGCCACAAACGAGAAAGCGATAGATTTTTTCCAGCCGCAGATAAACGCAAGTGAGATTATAGGCGTGCTGGATAAATTTTACAGCTACGCAGATGATTGGAGCTTGATACCTCGATATATGGGGGGTAGTGACAACATATCTGGTGGGGTAGGTCGCACCGCTTCTGGGATGTCGATGTTGTTTAACGCCGCAAACAAAGGGCTTAAAGGCGTCGTCTCTAATATAGATATTCGTGTTCTTACGCCGTTACTGTCTTTGTTGTACTCGCATAATATGTTACTTGATAAAGATGACACGATAAAGGGTGATGCGCAGGTAGTTGCGAAAGGGGCCGTTGCGCTTCTCCAGCTCGAAACACTACAGCTACGTCGCAACGAGTTTCTGCAAACAACCTTGGCTAACCCGGTTGCTACGCAGATTGTTGGGGAAGAGGGGATACGGACAGTCTATAGGGAAGTGGCTAAGGGTCTAGATATGGATGTTAACAAGATCATCCCGAAAACTCCTCCAACGCAGGGTGCACAGCCTATGCTTGGTGGCCCAGGGCAGGCTCCCTCTGGACAGGCTAATCAAGAGGTGTTGCCAACAGGGCAGGCAGTAACGGATAATTTTAGCCCGAATAATCTTCGTTCTACTGTTTGACAATCTACTAAGCGCGGGCTAATATATCGACTATGCGACGTGATACTGTTAATGATGTGCAGGTGCTCGGGGCCTTCGCTCGGATAAACGCTGCGGAGCCTCGTTTTCTAGGGCACTTGCGAGACCTTCGGGAGCGATACAGGGACGAAGCAGACGCGGCTGTTGACGACGTTACTTTACGCTGGCTGCAAGGATATAGCAGATTGCTTTCTAAATTACTTGACCAATTCGAAAACGCGAGTGCAGACTTACGAAGCGTGGGGCAATCAGCATCTACTAAGAAGAGCTGATGTTCTGCATCTAGGTGACACAAAATGGCGAGACGACCGACCCCTAAAGAAGCTGGTGAACAGGCAGACGAGATGATTCGCAAGTTGTCTCAGCAAGGCGACGGACAGGCGCAACAGACGCCACCTGCCCCTGCTGATGAAACCCCTGTTGATGATTCCTCAGAGGCCATCCCGCAAGACGACGGCGCGGCACAGCCCACGCCACCCGTAACTGCGGACACTACCCCGCAGCCCGATTCTTCGGGAGAGAGTGAAAAGTTAACGGCGCTCGAAAAGCAACTGGAGCAAAGCGAGCATCGTTGGAGAGTCCTCCAGGGCATGATTACGAAGAAGGATGAGCAGCTAGACCAAATGCGGGAAGTTCTCGCAAAAGTGACAGCCGCGCAGCCTGCTTCGCCATCACAGGATCAGATACCAGCCCAGCCGCAGAGCCTGATTACCGCCGATGAGGTTGGTGAGTACGGCGACAAGTACATCGATATGGTTCGAAGGGCTGGCCGCGAAGGTGCTCGCACCGAAGTGACTAGCGCGATGGGCACGTTCGATGCGCGGCTAAAGGCAATTGAGCAGCGCTTGGATGGGGTGCAGACGAGTACTACGAACACAGCTCAGTCAGCTTTCTTGACGGAGCTTGGGCACCTCGTCCCTACATACCAGCAGCTCAACAACGATCCTAAGTTTGCCCAGTGGCTAGAGGCTATTGAGCCAGCTGTAGGCGCGAGTCGTAAGGACCTTTTAGCAAGCGCAGTGCAGAACTTTGACGCACAGCGCACGGCTTGGTTCTTCAATGCGTACATTCAGGAGATGAGCCCTCCTGTTGCACCTGCAGTGCCAGAGCCATCGGCGCAGCCTACAAGGGAAGACCTGGTAGCGCCTGGACGTGGACAACCGGCAACTCCTCCCCAGAACGACGGCAAGCGGAAGTGGACGCGTGAATCAATCACGCAGCTCTACGACGACTATCGCAGCAGGCGGATCTCTGCAGAAGAGTACCAAAAACTCGAAAGAGATCTGTTCAAGGCGCAGATAGAGGGTCGTATAGCAGCATGAATACTCGTAGGAGAGTAAATCATGTTTCCCTATGCCTCTGGATCGGTATCCTATTCGGGTACGTTTATCCCGGAGATCTGGTCGTCTAAGCTTATCGAGAAGTTCTACGACGCGACCGTTCTCTCGGAAATCTCTAACACCAACTACCAGGGTGAGATCAAGAACCAGGGTGATAAGGTTATCATCCGTACGGTTCCCAACCTGGCGATCAATGACTACAAGTCCGGTCAAAGCCTGATTTCTCAGCGCCCGACTTCGTCGAATGTCGAGCTGCTGATCGACAAGGGTAAGTACTGGCAGACAGAAGTCGATGATGTGCAGGATGTACAGTCTGACATCGGCTTGATGAACATGTGGGCGACGGAGGCCAGTGAGTCACTGAAGATCGCCGTCGATGCTCAGGTTCTCGGGTCTATTGTCCCCGACTTCGACTCTACTAACGTCGGCACTACCGCTGGACGGCTCTCAGGCAACATCAATCTGGGTGTTACCGGCACGCCTTTGGCCGTTGATAAGGCCAACATCCTCGACATCATCCTAGACCTCGGGCAGGTGCTCGACGAGCAGAACCGTCCCGAGACTGGGCGCTTTCTGGTTCTGCCGTTTTGGGCAACGACGCTGCTGAAGAAGTCGGATATCAAGGATGCCTCCTTGACCAACGACGGTTCTACTCCATTGCGCAACGGCAAGGTTGGTATGATCGATCGCTTCATGATCTACAACTCCAACAACCTGCCGTGGGCGACGGAGAGCGGTATCACAGGTACGCCGAAGGCGTTCTACTTCATCGCCGGTGTCAAGCAGGGTCTGACCTTCGCTTCGCAGCTGGTGAAGACTGAGACGCTTCGGGCCGAGTCCACCTTTGCCAACATCATGCGGGGCTTGCACGTCTACGGCTTCAAGGTCGTTGATGGCTTGTCGCTGACGGCGGCTTACGGATACAAGGCGTAACATCGAGTAGCCCGGTTCTGCCGGGCTACCTCTGACTAAGAGGTGAAACAATGTCACGCTACGTAGATCTGCTTGTTACCAAGCTTCGGCTTGAAGAGCCGCCTCGCATCGATGTTTCGACCAGCACGGATAGCATTGCCGTTGCAGCCGATGTGTTGGCCATTCCGACTACACACCTTGTCGTTTTGAAGACGACTGGTAACGATGCGGAGGCCCTTACGCTGGCCGATGGTACGCCTGGCCAAGAGCTGTATATCCAGCTGGCGGTTGATGGCACTGGCGACGGTACGCTCACTCCAACTACCAAGACGGGGTTTGCGACTATCGTCTTCGCCGATGCTGGCGACCAGGTGAAGCTGCGCTATGTCAACGATACCCTTGGCTGGGTCATCGATGGCTGCACTGGCGTCGCAGCTCCTCCGGCCATCACGCTTCCGTCGTAAACCCCCTATACCTCTACGGAGAAATCCAAATGACTGCTTACACGACCTATTTGGGAGGCAAGACGGTTGCTAGCTTTGCTGGCATGAACCACGTCGCATTCCCTGATCGCACTGTTTACGTTGCGGAGTTCGATGCTTCACAGCGTAATCTCGCCGCTGCCGACACTGTGGTTATCGGCACTATCCCGAAGGGGGCGTATGTCTATAACGCCTTTGTAGAAGTGCTGGCTATCGACGGAACTGGTACGGTCGATGTTGGCGACGAAGACGATGCCGATGGGTGGGTTGATGGTCAATCTGTCGCTACACTCGGCACAGTCGCTATCGGCGCCGGCGCGCTTGCTAGTGGTAAGTTGTACACGGCGGCGCAATCGCTTATCCTAACGGCACCGTCTGGTGTAACGCTGGATACGCTGAAGCTTCGGGTGTACCTCGATATGCTGCAGCTAGGCGTAGATGTCACCTCCTGATCTCCATCCCCCCCGTTAGCGGGGCCACCCCCTAGGCCCCGCATTTTTTTGGAGGTGCGCTATGTTACGTCATATTCCTACTGGGAGGCTGTACCACTACTCCCAAGATCTTTGGAACCGGGGCGATATGGAAGAAGTGACAGAAGAGCAACTAGACGAAGAGAAAGATATCGGTACTTCGAGTATCGCTGTCGATAATGACGATGATGATATGAGCGGCGATATCTTCGCAGGGTTCGAAGAGCTGCCAGCCTCCCCGCCTTCTCGTCGTCGTGTCACGAAGAAAAAGTAAAGCGCCACCATGTCAACCGGCAGCGAGCTTATAACAAAAGTTCGCGATATTATCCGAGATAAGGCTACGCCCTATCGGTGTAGTGATTCTCTTGTGCTTGGATACTTGGCGGATGGCGTAACGGCGCTTTGCCGCCAAACGCATTACTTAGTAGATACTACAGAGTATATATCTACTTCTGATGGCGTACCTACATATAAAGAGAAAGAGCGGATCTTAAAGGTCTACGCTGCACGTATACAAGGAGAGAATACGCTGCTCTACCCCGAGCGTGGGGCTTCTGCGAGACTGCATGTTTCCGCGACTACGGGGCAGCCAACAAGCTTCTCTACAAATATCGGCAGGCGACAGATAACCTTCTGGCCAGTGCCAGATGATACTTATGTCATTGAGCAGATCTGCGCAGTTAAGCCAGATACGCGCATGGAGAAGGATACGGACTCTTTTGTTGAAGAAGATCACGAAATAGGCGTAGTTAATTACGCAGCGGCGCAGTGCCTTCTTGTGAATGATATCGATGGGATAAACCCAGGAGCTGGGGCAGAGCTATTTGCGCTCTGGCGTAATTTCATCATCGATATGAAGCAGGAGATTTACCGTTATCGGACGACTGAGCAACTCGTTATAGAGCATTGGGCAGGGGTGTAAGATGACAGCTATAGACCTTAGTGCTAAGCCCATAAATGGGAGGTTGCCTGTAGTACTTGAGAATCCTCAGCCAGCTCCTTACACCCCGCCAGTAGCGCCTGCTAACCCACCGGCTAAGTCTGTAATGACTCCTGATCAGGAGTACCTGCTTAGCTTGATACCTGGTGGCGGTGCTAACTACAAAGAAATAGTAAAGAAAGGTGGGCTTTCAGGAGAGGCTTTTCGTAGAGCGGGAAATGCTGTAGTTAACTTTTTTCGCAACACCCCAGAACGTGAGGCTACTTTCGTCCGAGAAGCGCTTGGGCGAGAACCCAAAAATCCGGCACCGGGGGCGAAAACAGGAGTTACTACTAGCGACATCTCTATGTTCCCGCAGATGCAGGGGTTTAAGCCGCCTGTTTCTGAGGACGCGCTGCAGCGTATGCGGGGAGTAGCGGATTTTGCAAACTCGGCGAAACAGCTTTATGGGCAGAAGCAACAGGCCCCTACAGGAGTAGATTTCCTAAGAGGGCTGTTTCAGCAGAACGGCCCATCCCCGGTAGACCTTGTTAACCAAGCGTACAAAGGAACAAAGAGCTGGGGCTCTGAGCAGCATGTAAAAGATCTCATTGCCGCGCAAGCAGGGCCACGCGAAACTAGAGGGCAGAAGGTTGATTTGCTTGGGCACATGCTTGGCGCACTGCGCTCTCAGCTCGCTGCGAACGCCTCTTTAGATGTTGCGAAGATCGGTGCAGGTGAGAAAAGGAACCCAAAAGTACAGGATGCAGCAGCTCTTGGTCAGTTCTTTGCTCCTACAGGCGGTCTCGGGCCGATTATTCAGCAGCATCCAGAACTCGGGAAAGCGATCAGCGACGCACTTGTAAATACCCTTGCGGCGGCTAACCAAAGCGAGCAGCCCCAGCCTGGGTTAGGCGATAACACAAATCTGCTTAAGATGTTGGAGACGTTCGCTCCGATATTTAACTCGCCGGTAGAGAAGAAAGCTGGTGGGGGCGAAGTCGGTGGGGGCGAAGCTGGAGCGGTGCCGCTTGATAATGCCCCTGTGCAAGAGATGGACAGTGGGGACTACGTTATCCCAGTAGAGGTTAAGCGCTACTACGGTTCGAAGTTCTTCCAAGATCTCATAGAGAAGGCTGACAATGCCGGCCTACAACAATGAGCCTGATTACCGCCCGCTAGCTGAGGCGTTTCGCCAAGCTTTCTCTAACGCGCAGCCGCCGGATCAAAACACCAACTGGCTACAGGACGTTGGCACGTCCTTTGGCGCCGGTGTACTTGATATCCCCGGCCAGGTAGCCGGAATCCTCGATATCCCTCTCGGTGGGCTTGCTTCTGAAGCGGGCTCTGCCATTGCTGATTTTACTGGCCTTCACCCAAGCGACTACGCAGCTGAGTTACGCCAAGAGCGCTCCCCCGGCTACCAGCAGGCGCAGCAGGAGGCTGACGCGGCGCAAGGAGTCCTAGGCACGCTTGGGGCCTATCTGCGTAACCCTGAGCTCATCGCTAGTGGTATCTCTGAATCAGTGCCGAGCATGGTGCTCGGCGGTGCGCTTGGGCGTGGCATACTTGCCGCCCGTGGGCTCGCTGCCGGTACGGAAGCGTTTAACGCTGCCGCCCCCCTCGCCCTTGGCGCTGGCGAAGGATTGGTATCTGCTGGACAGCAACAGCAGGGGCTTTTACAGGCTGGGGTTGACCCGCTCACCGCCGCTGCCGCTTCTATCGCCACAGGCATAGGTGTAGGGGCGTTGAGTGGCGTAGGAGCTTCCATCGCTAAGAAGATGGGGCTAGTCACCCCGGAAGGCGCTCTGGTTGGCTTAGCGCCTCGTGACGTGCTTCAGACCGGCAGCCTAGCTGAGAGGCTGCTTGGGCAAGGTGGGGCGCGTGGCGTGGCTGCTCGTGCGGCTGGCGGTGCTGGTATCGAAGGCTTGCTCGAAGAAGCTCCACAGTCTGCGATTGAGCAGACACTGCAAAATCTTGCGACGGGCCGTCCCGCATCCGAAGGCGTACCGGAAGCGGCTACGCAAGGTGCCATCCTCGGCGGAATCATGGGTGGCGTGGCGAATATTCGCGGTGAACCCGCTGGGAAAACTCCTAATGTCGAACATCCTCCTGCTGGTATTTCTGAGCCTGGTGCTGTTCCCAATGTACCTGCTGTTCCTGAGCCCCCTGCTCCTATCGTTGCTCCAACTGAGGAAGAAGTAAAGCAATATACAAAGGAGCTTAGTGTTATACCTGGTGTAGGCCCGGCAACTATAGCAGCTATAGTTAAGGACGGTACGCAAGCTGGTATAGAGAGCATAATAGAAAAAAGGGGGAAGCAGCTTACTGACCGCGCTAAGGAGAAGCTACGAGGTTCAGCTATATACAAGAAGGCTACTGGGCCCGTACCTGAGCCTGCCGCTGTTCCTACGGCTGAGCCTGCTGTTCCTACGGCTGAGCCCGCCGCGCCCGTATCTGCGCCAACTGCACCAAAAGATTACGCGCCAGTAGATGTAGCTAAGTTTGTAAATAATAAGGAAGAAGATATAGCGCGTGCCGATAAAGAAACAAGCAGCTTATTTTCTGATGTGCATAAGCTACTTAGGGAATACGATAACTTAGGAGATATAGTAGGTAGCGAGATTGTACGCCTCCCCACAGCGAAAGGAGGGAAGACTAAGGCAGTTTCCTCTGATTTCGATATCGCTGCTATAGAGAGGGGGATAGCAGAAGGCACTGTCACTGCAGAGAAAGCTGCGGCGTTAGAAGACGTAAAAGTACTTAACTCACTAAAGGGGCGTATCAATAATACGTTCGCGAAGCTTGATGAGCGGCTAGGCGAAGGAGCACTGCAGGATGGCATCGCCTACTCGAAGAAACAGCTTAGCAAGGAGCAGCCCAAAGAGTCTTCTGAAGCTGTTCGTTTCTCTCAGCTTTATGGGCAGTACGAGAAGGAGAAAGCGGGAAAGCAGGTAGACTATATAAGCAAAGAAAGGTATCGGCACGCTTCCCAGATAGAGAAAGAGTATCCTATAGACCCAAATGCGCCTAAAACTATTTTAGCTCCTGGGGGGGTTAACACGCGAGAGCAGCTGCATCCAGAGCAGAATGCTACGAAGCTGGAAACCATAATTACGAGCACGCTGCAGGACCCTAAGAATAATGTAGATACTCCTTTAGGGGCACTACTGCACCACATAAGCGCCTCAGATATGCACCCTGTAGCGCAGACTTTAGCAAGCCATTTTGACTCTGTACTGCGCCAAAGTAAGAAGAGGCTGCAGGCTGCGCGTGGAGAAAATAAGCGAGGAGAGCGAGGGGATACGCTAAGTAATGTCCGTATAGTAATTCACAACCAAGCAAAAGGGCCTAGAGGGCAGAACGCCTCTGTGGCTACAGAACGAGATATAAACGGCAAACTAGTAAACTCTGTACACTTATGGGGGGATGGACAGAACCCTAAGACTATATTGCATGAGGTAGACCACCTCGTAACGAACGGTCTTATAGACAACCCCACTACCGAAAACCAAAAGGCTGTAGTGGCGGATCTGCATAAGCTGCGAGACTACACAGTTGGCCTTTTAGAAGACGATCCAGATATGTCTTTTGGGTATATCTTAGCAGCGATAAAGGCGAATGATAAAAGCATCGCAAACCCTGTTTCTCCTGCTAGGGCGCTTAAAGAGTTCTCTGCTTATGGGAAAACAGATTCTAATTTCATCAATTGGATGAAGAAGCAGAAGGCGCCTCCTGAGTTTAGGGCGACCGCGAAGAATCTATGGCAGGTCTTTGCTAGTAAGATGAAGGCCCTGATCGGAGTACATACTATGCAGAATAGCTTGTACTCAGCCTTTATAGATTCTTCTTCTACATTACTTGGCGAGTCATACTTAAAGTCTAACAAGCCCCCCAAAGCAGCAAGTAAAGCAGCAAGTAAAGCAGGGCGCACCGAGCTGCATGAGATGGGGGATGAAAAGCCCAAAGTGACTAGAGAAGCAGCGTTAGCTGCTGTAGAAGCTAGAAGTAAAGTAATAGCCGCTGCTTTGGAAGGGAAGAAGCAAGAGAAGGCTACGGCTACAGGAAAGCCTGTCGTATCTACGTCTCAGCTAGAAGCGCAAAAACGCATAAGGGCAAGACGTGAAGCGCGTAGCCAGACAGCTATAACTGCGCAGGTGAATAAGCCTGACCGCGGATTTATCAGCGTCTATGAGCGCAAGATGCTGGACGGGCTTACTAATTTTCTCTTCGGCGGCAAATATAAAACGTGGGAAGAATTCGCTAAGACCCAATGGGATAGCGCCGGTAACGCTATAAAGGCAAATGTAGCGAAAGAAAATCCTGTTAGTAAGGCGGTTGGGACGGTGCTTGGCAGCACTGTAGATAAATTCGGCACTACTGATGGGTTCAAAAACGATTTTCATAATCTAGTTACTATGTACAAAGCCTGGGAAGGTGCTGTTTATGACGATTTCGAAGCCCTAGTTAACTTATCCACTGATATGCAAACAGGGATGCTGCTTTACTCTGAGCTTAAGGACGAGAAAAGGTTAATGTCAGTAGTGCAGGATGAAGATAAAGTAAAAACTATAAAGGGCTTCGTGGCTAAATGGGAGCAATTGCGAGATATAGCTATCGACGAAGGTAGGCTCGATAAGGCGCTCGCTAACGCCCCCATGTCGAGGTTCGTAGATGTTTATTCTGCGCTAGACCGCCCCGGCTTTCGCGTCCCTAAAGGGACTATATACACGCCGCTTGCTCCTGCTAGAGGGGAGAATACGTTTAGATATCCTTTCGCATCCACTATAGGACCTAGCCATGTGCTCGATAAGAACGGCGTAGAGGAGAAAGCTACATACGAAGGCAAGTGGTACGACATAGCGGGCGACCCGAATACTGGCGATGTTTATTACGTAGATGTGCAAGCTCCTCAGTCCGTCTACGACAGCCTAAACATCGCTAAGCTCGAAGAAAATGTGCATCCGTATTACGTAGCAAAAAGCAACAACATAGGAGAGCTATACCTCCAACGCACTAAAACTGTTGGAGAGCAGCAGGCTGATTGGGCAAAGGCAACTGGAAAGGATAAAGATAAGCTATTTGACACTCCGAAGAGGCAAGCTACAGCGGTAAGTGCAGCTGTAACAATGATGCAAGAATGGGCGCATACCGTCCAAGGCTCGGAAATATTAGATACGATGCTTGCGTCTAACGTAGGGATCGCCGAAGAAGATAAATACATAAGTGAGTATTACCCTACGTTTAAGGGTGCGCCACTGCCTTCACGGCGAGTTATCGACTTCTCGGTAAGTGGGTCTGAGCGTAATAGCGAATCTAATTTGCGCAAACTGCGTATCCCTGGGTATTGGGTAAAGCTCGATAACTCTCCTGAAACGCGCAAGATTGTAGGGCCTATGGTTGGCAAGTACATGGCAGGGCCAGCTTACATGGCGATGCGCGACTATATGACGCAAGAGCCTATTATAAAGTCGAAAGTCTGGCGTGCTTTGCTGTCAACATTTAAGCGCAATAAAACGATATTTAGCACTTCCGCACACGTTAACAACCTACTTGGCAATGCGCTGCTTTCCTATTTCTACGATATACCGTCTGCGAATATAAATGCCTCTGCAAGAATTATTCTGCATAGCGTATTCCCAAAAGCTGAGAAAATGTGGAAAGTTTTTCCTCCGTCATGGAGAGAGCCGCTTACAGAGCAAGAGAGAGCTATCTACGCCGAGATGGTAGAAGGCGGTATGACGATCATATCCGCTAAAGCGCAGGATTTCGATGTCGAAGCAGAGCATGCGCTTGGGGACTTTATATATGACCATACAGGCAAGCTCCGAAGTCTCATAGATAGCTCAGCGATGCTTCATAAGGCATATGCAGCGCTCGGAAAAACTCCAGGGTTAGCCACTGACATTTACGCTAATGTAGATAATGTATTCCGTCTAGCAAAATATATGACTGTGCTGCAAGATGCGCGGATTAAAGGAGAATCGGCTACTCTCGAACTAAAGCAAAGAGCAGCTAAAGAGGCGCGTGAGGCGTTTGTGGACTACCAAATCAGTGCGCCGATGGTTAGGTTCGCACGCGAAACGGCCTTTCCTTTTATCGCGTGGCCCTACCGCATGGTGCCGATGCTGCTCAAGACGATGTTCCTTAAGCCTTGGAAGGCTGCGAACATGGCGATGGCTATCTACACGCTCAACGCGATGGCGTACGCGGCACTTGGCGCTGATGATGACGATGAAGAGTACGAGCGCAGCTTGCAGCCTGACTGGTATCAGGATGGGCTCAGCTGGCTACCGGGCGTGCCGTCGAACATCCGCCTGCCGTTCAGCTCCTCAGAGGGCAACGCGTTCTTCTTGAACTTGAAGAACCTCGTGCCGCTAGGCAACTTGTTTGACACGACAGACAGTGGGACCCCACAGGTAGCCCTCGCAGGAGGCCCTGCGCCGATCCTGAACAACATCCTGTCGAACTACGACCCGTTCACAGGGCGAGAGATTACGAACGGCACAGAGGACGCAGGAGAGGCGCTGAGCAAGCGCCTGGTGTACCTCGGCAAGGCGACAGCGCCCGGCGTGCTGACCAGCATCGCCAACCTCTACAAGCAGAACGCCGAGACCGGGCCGCTTGGGTACGACTACAACTTCTGGGTTAACCTGGCAAAAGTCGCTGGAGTGAGCAATTTCCAGATGAACAAGCCGGAGGCGGCGTACTACAAGGACCTGAAGCGCGTAGGAGTAGAGCGAGATTTCAAAGCGTCTATCCGTAACCGCTGGCGGCATGAGCTACGGCAGCGCGATCCAGATTTCGAGGACGCTTATCACGACGTGGTAGGCTACCAACAGCGGATGATGCAGCAGATAGAGGCATTGGCAAATGGCTAGAGACTACAAGAAAGAGTACGCGAACTATCACGGCAAGCCGGAACAGCGGGCGAACCGCTCGGCGCGTAACAAGGCGCGACGCCAGGCTATGGCGCAGGGTAAGGCTCGAAAGGGTGACGGGATGGATGTGCACCACGTGCGCCCGCTAGCGAAAGGCGGCGCCCGCTCCGGGCCGACCGCCGTTATATCGAAGAGCAAGAACCGTAGCTTCGCTCGGACTACGAAGGCCCGCATGAAATAAAAAACCCCGCCGAAGCGGGGCTTGCTGAGCACCTCGGTTTTATTACGAGGGCGCTTCGTTGAACGCCTGCAGTGCCTCAAGAAGCTCGACGGCGTAGTACGTAACCTTCTCAGCGTCTCGCTCTGGGTCGCCCTTGTGCCGCAGTCTGCAGCTGTACTTGAGCAGGTTGCCTCGGATATACCCGAGGTATTCTTCGGGGGTGAGCTTAGCTTTGATGATATCGAGTGTCTCGATACCGCCTACATCATAGTACGACGACTTAGGATCACGGCTCATCGGCATAAATACCTCGTACCTAGCACTGTGCTCGGAGGAACCGGCCAGTCTATATTACGGACACCATAGTCTTCTTTGGCAGAGGGGGTGAACTTTTTCGCTGCTTTAGTCGCAGCTTTCTCTCTTGACCACCCGTTAGCTACTCTCCAAAAGTAGGTAGACCTGGGGATATTATTTGCTTTCATCATATCTAGGATATGCTGCGGTGTTTCACCTTCGCTATCGACTAGCATGTTTTGTTCTCCTTAAAATATAGCCTATCTTTGTGCTCCTGTCGCTTCCCTTTGTTGAAGAAAGCTATAGGGCGATGGTAGCCCATTACGCGTGTGTAAACCTCACAGGGAGTACGTTCGGAATCTTTTAGCTTAGTCATTTTTCACCTTTTAGGCTAACTATGTTTGCTTTCTCTACTACTTCTGCTTTCTTAGAAGCTAGTAGGTTTATAACTCTGCTTAGGCTTTCCGGAAGTTTTTCGCCCTCCAGTAACTCTGAAAGCATTTCCCACATACCTGGCGTAGTGCCTAACCCCGCAGAGTATTCCCATTCGTCGCTCATTTTTTCAGGACGCATATTAGCCATTAGCTTGCTCTTCCTCAAAAAGCACCCAAGTCCTTGGGAAGTGTTTCGCAACTAGCTCACCAACCGCATCGGCGTATTGCCGTATTTCCCATTGTGCGGCAGGGGCTTTGCGCAGAGTTAAGAACGCCAGCCAGTTGCGGAGATTGGCACTGGCGCGCATCCGAGAATAGCGAGCCACAGGAACAGATAGTCTAGCTAGCTCCTTGGGGACGCCAAGTGCTATTCCAGACTCGTAAACAGCCTGGGCTTGGGCATAGAGCTCTACTAGGCGCTCCCTCCAGGCCACGGCAGCCTCCACAGTCAATAGAGCGCCACTTCCTTGTGCCTGCTTGTTTGTAGTCGCCGTGTTCGCGCCGGCCACTAATCGCTCAATCGATGGCCTGTAGTTTTCGTCCGGCAGCGGTATGTAGCGGGCGCTCATCTCGTTGTAGCTTTGGGTACGATGTCGGTGCCACTCACGAAAAACAAAAATAGGAGCTTTGACCTCGATCACCATACCGCCCATTTCGAAAGGGGTAGAGTGCTTGTGGTTATACAAATAAGCTAAGAGCTTCTCGTCCTTTTCCCACCCCTCAAAGCCTTTGCCTGTTGACATCCTAGCAGCTTCGATGAAGCGTTCGTCACTGCCCCAGGTCTCCACCAACTGCACATAACCATGGTCTAGTACCTTTTTCATTTACTTCTTCTCCCGTTTAGGTTTCCAGCCAGTCTTCCTCATAGCCCCGTAAATATAGGCATCGGCGCGTTCGCCTTTGATGCCCTTCTTCTTTGCGGAGCGCTTAAGCGCCTGTTCAAGTTTCTTTGGCATTTCTGACAAGCTCCAGGATTTGAGCCCCTTGCGCGGGCTGCAGGTTGGCGAAGTTGCCCACGAGGGCTTCTCGCAGGCGTGGGTGAGACATCATATCGATAGAGAAGCAACGGATTTGCCCAGCGCTCGATGCGCCTGAGACGCCCTTATAGAGCACTTTGCGAATGTCAGGCACCACCTTGACACCCATTTCTTCTAGCTCGGAGATTGTGGAGCCAAATTCAAGGCCCCGCTTTCGCATCCACTGACGGAACTCCGACTTGTTGATAAAGACGGTGCCTGCTGAGACAAGCTTTCTACTGTCAACCAGCAGTTCGGTGCGAGCGAGCGCATTAAGGGGAATAGGCAAGATAACGGTTGGCTGCCCACCGACCTTTTCGTGGCAATGGACGATGCGGTTCTGCACATCGTTAAGAAAATGCCCGAGCTTGTCAATACCGTCGAGTTTAGTTTCGTCTCTTGTCTTCCTACGTGCAAGTACTTCTTGTAGTACCGCTTTTACCCCCTTTAAGTAGTCGTACTTTATAAGACCTAGGTCTTTAAGGATCTTACCTCCGCAGTAGACGATCTTAACGGCGGCTTCGTAGAAGCGCTCTTCTCCCAGGAAAAGGAAGTCGAATACTTTGTCGAACTCACTAGCCCCCCTAGTGTAGACTGCGACTGGGCCGCCTCTTGCAATCACCTCCGATACAAACTTAGGCCCAGCGTGGCCGAAGTTGTCTAGGATAATCTCGTCGAAGAATTTACCGATTCTAGACCCGCCTTCGTTAAGCTGGGGTATTCTAGGGAAGGTTAGCTGCAAGACACGAAGCTGCTCCGCATTTGCTATCGATAGCTGAGTCGTTAGCTCGTTTAGGTCTTTATTCGACGAGGAGATTATCGGCATATGCCACTCTACAGCTTCTCTAAAGCCGTCAGCTGAAGAGGTTACTCGACTACGCTCACGCCCATCCTGTAGCGACATTATGAGCTTGCGTATATTATCGTCGTCTACGGTCGTCAGCTCGTCTATGTATCCAGCCTCATTTCCCAATGTACCGAAGTATTTACTCATAGATAGAGGCGTGTCGCCGGGACGGCGCATAAGCTTGCTAGGATCTCCCCAGGCGGATAAGCCAAATTTGCCGGTTAAAGATTTTCCGACACCTGAGTTAGATAGCGGAGAGTGCATGTTTACAAGCATACCCGGTAACTTTTGTCCAGCGAACAAAGGAGCCGCTAGGCCGAGTGTGGCTACGAAGTTGTGAAACTCCATACCGGGTATATTGAACATAGCAGTCGCCTTAACCCAAGCGCCAAGGCTACCTTGCGTTGTTAGGTGGTCTGTAAAGTCTTTCGCTGCTCCACGAAGATGCACAGTTATATCTTGTTTGTTGCCTATGAGTCTGTTCCCAAGCAGGAACGTGCCATCTTTTTGCCAACCGAAGTGGCTATAGCTATTGTGCGCCATCGCGGCGGCTTGTAATTTTCTTAAGTACGTCATTAGATAACGCCTCATCGGCTCGATGTCTTCTTTTATATACACCTGGTGGTTAGCGAGTTCTTTGCGTAAATCATTCCCGCCAGCGGCGATAATAGCGGAGTCTATTGTGATCTCTTTCTCACCCTCTATCGGAAAGGCTACGATTATCTTAGCCTCATTTGTACTTCTGTCCATATCAGTAACCCTAGACTCCACCCATAATTTGTATGGGGATACCAAGGTCTCTTCGTCAAGTCTCGGGTTTATGTGGTAAATGCAATCGCCTTTGATTTTATAACCTGATGGAAGAGGGCGCTCTTCTATGACTCCTGTCTCTTGGTTTTCTGTCTGGATTGCTGTGACGCCCCCAGTAAGCTGCGCTGGGGAAGCGATGCGCCCTTTGAATTGGCAAGCGGCACAGCCCTGCTCGCAC